TTAGCTTACTTGATGTTAGTAAAATAATACCCCACGCCCCCACATAACTAGGTCTGTCCGCAAGGACGGACCTTTTTTATATATTTATATACATGAGTCAAGCGAACATTAAGGAAATAATTAAGCAGGAATACATTAAATGTGCTACTGATCCTGTTCACTTCTTTAGAAAATATTGTTACATTACACACCCAATCAAAGGTAGAGTTTTGTTCCATTTATATCCATTCCAAGAGGATGTATTAAATGATTTTAGAAGTAACAGGTTTTGTATTATCAATAAATCAAGACAGCTAGGTATCTCAACATTATCAGCTGGTTTTGCTTTATGGACAATGTTATTTAATAAGGATAAAACTGTGTTGTGTATTGCAACAAAGCAAGAAACAGCTAAAGGAATGGTGGATAAGGTACAATTTATGTACAATAACTTACCTTCTTGGCTAAGAGGTAACCAAAAACCACTATCTGATAACAAATTATCATTAAAATTAGCCAATAACTCTCAAATTGTTGCCACATCAGCCGCATCAGATGCAGGTAGATCTTACGCAGTTTCGTTACTACTTATAGATGAGGCCGCGTTCATTGAAGGAATTGATAAAATCTATACGAGTATCAAACCTACTATTGCAACAGGTGGAGGAATTATTGCATTGTCATCTCCTAATGGTGTGGGTAACTGGTTTCATAAAATGTATACTGAAGCTGAGATTGGAAGGAATGACTTTAAAGCAATTAAATTAAAATGGGATCTACACCCTGATAGAACTGGTGATTGGGAAACAACAGAACGAGCAAATATGTCTCCAAGAGAATTTGCTCAAGAATATGACTGTGACTTCTTAGGATCTGGTAATTCAGTAATTGAACCCGATTTATTATCTTTTTATGAAGAAACTTTTATTACAGAGCCTGTTGAACGTCGTTTTATGGGTGGTGATTTTTGGATCTGGGCTTACCCTGATTATTCTAAGCAGTATTTGGTATGCGCCGACGTTGCTCGGGGAGACGGTTCGGATTATTCGGCGTTCCATGTCATCGATGCGACAACGTGTGAGCAAGTGGCTGAATACAAATCACAAGTTGATACTCGTACTTATGGTAATATGCTTGTGTCTGTTGCTACTGAGTATAATAATGCTCTACTTGTGGTTGAGAACGCTAATATTGGCTGGGATGTCGTTAATACGATAATTGAAAAAGGATATCCTAAATTATATTATTCACCTCGTGCTTATGGTGAAATGCAAATGGATAAATGGCTAGATAAAATGGATAAGGAACAAACCGTCCCTGGATTCACTACATCAGCTAAAACAAGACCACTTGTTATCTCAAAGATGGAGTCGTATATTCGGGAGAAAGTATTTACCTTTCACTCAAAACGTCTACTAGAAGAATTGCGTGTGTTTATTTGGCAACACGGAAAAGCACAAGCGCAAAACGGATATAATGATGATTTGGTAATGGCGTTAGGAATGGGATTGTTTACTCGTGACACTGCAATGAAATTCTACGAACAAGGAGTGGATTTGAATAGAGCAATGGTCTCAAGCATCACTAGAACAGGATATGGCTATACAGGTCCTTCAATGCCTGGTGGTCAACAAAATCCATTTATGGTTGATAATGGTCATGGACAGTTCGAAGATATAACATGGGTGTTAGGTTAATAAATATTTATTGATACAATAAAACAAAATAATGGCAGAACAACAACCAGGTTTGTTTGGTAGGCTTACACGTTTATTCAGTACAGATGTCATCATCAGAAATGTTGGTGGCAATCAATTAAAAACAATAGACGTTGATAGAATCCAAGCCTACGGTAACGTAAAGACAAACGCATTAATAGATAGATTTACTAAGTTGCATAGATACGGTGCTAATATGCCGTATAACCCAACAATGAACTATCAAACATTGCGTATTCAGTTATATACTGACTACGAAGCAATGGATACAGAATCAATCATCGCATCTGCACTAGATATTATCGCTGATGAATCTACATTAAAGAATGAGGCTGGAGAAGTAATACAAATCAGAAGCGCTGACGAAAATATTCAACGTATTCTTTATAACTTATTCTACGACGTATTAAACGTTGAGTTTAACTTATGGTTGTGGATTAGAAACATGTGTAAATATGGTGATTTTTATTTACATATGGAAGTGGCTGAGAAATTTGGTATCTACAACGTAACACCACTATCAGTTTATGATATGGTTCGTGAAGAAGGACAAGACCCAGCTAACCCATCTTACGTATGTTTTAGAATCGATCCAATGGTAATCGCTGCTGGTGGTATGAGCAGCCGTGTTAAAGATAGAGATGGTAAGATCAAATTTGAAAACTATGAAATAGCGCATTTTAGGCTATTAACTGACGCTAACTACTTACCTTATGGTAGAGCGTTTATTGAACCTGCTCGTAAAACTTACAAACAGTATGTGCTGATGAAGGATGCAATGTTATTGCACCGCATCACACGCGCCCCGGAAAAACGCGTATTCACTGTAAACGTTGGTAATATTCCTCCTGCTGAAGTAGATAACTACATGCAGAAGATTATGCAGAAGATGAAGAAAACACCTATGTTTGATCATCAAACTGGCGATTACAATTTAAGATATAACTTACAAAACATGATGGAAGATTTCTATCTTCCAACTCGTGGCAACGATACAGCAACTAAGATTGATACAATCAAAGGTTTGGAATATAACGCGATTGATGACGTTAATTTCCTACGCGATGAAATGTTAGCAGCACTTAAGGTACCTAAAGCATTCTTTGGATTTGAAAAAGACTTAACAGGTAAAGCTACATTAGCTGCTGAAGATATTCGTTTCGCTCGTACAGTTGAGCGTATTCAACGTATTGTATTATCTGAATTGTATAAAATGGCATTAGTACATTTATACGTTCAAGGATATGATGGTGAAGCATTATCAAACTTTGAATTATCATTAACCACTCCATCAGTAATCTACGAACAAGAAAAAGTAGCATTATGGAAGGAAAAAGTTGAATTAGCTAAATCAATCCAAGATACAAATCTATTACCATCAGATTGGATTTATGACAGTATATTCCAATTCAGCGAAGATCAATATGATGAATATCGCGATTTAGTACTTGAAGATAAAAAACGTGCCTTTAGATTAGCTCAAGTAGAGAACGAAGGTAACGATCCAGCTAAAACTGGTAAGTCATTCGGTACACCACACGATTTAGCATCAATGTATGGTAAAGGTAGATCAGGAATGAATGTAGATGGAGCAATACCTCCAGGCTATGATGAAAAACGCCCAGTTGGTCGTCCTAAAGAAAAGGCATCTATGATCAATACACAAAAAGATCCATTAGGAAAAGATAGATTAGGTAGTATTGAAAATGGTACATTATATACTGCAAACATACCTGATGAAGGAAGCGGTACTCCTAAAGCAATGTTTGAACTTAAAAAATACAAAGGATTATTTGAGGGAATGAACATAGCTCGCAAGGAACTTGTAGTAGGACCTGATCAGGAACCATCGTTACTAGACGAGAAAAATATCAAGGACATACAATAATCACATATTTATAGGTAGTGCACACTATTCATTATGAAAATAAAACATAGCAAATTTAAGAATACAGGAATATTGTTCGAGCTATTGGTACGCCAAATCGCATCGGATACTGTATCTAATAAAGATTCAGCTGCTATCGGATTAGTTAGAAAGTATTTTAATAAATCAGAATTAGCTAAGGAATATAAATTATATCAAGCGTTAATTACGCCGAAAAATTTAAGTGAAGCTAAAGCCGAGACGTTTATCAACGCGACGCTTGAGGCTTCTTCTCGTTTAAATAAAACGGCTTTACGTAAAGAAAAATACAATATTATTAAAGAAATTCGTGAGCATTACGATTTAGAAGAATTCTTTAAAGCTAAAATTAGCCACTACAAGCAATACGCAGCTGCATTCAACTTAATTGAAGCACATAACTCACCAGAATTTACTGCTCCACAACAAATTATCGATAATAAAATTACATTACTTGAACATATTACTCGTAAAGAGATTGATAAAGAAAGTGTTAAAGACCGTGTAATGGAAGAATATGGTGGTATGGATAAAGGTACTCGTATCTTAGCTTACCGCATGTTATTAGAAAAATTCAATAGCAAGTATGCTACATTATCTGATACCCAGAAAAATGTATTGAAAGAATTTATCAACAATATCACTAACACAACTAAATTACGTGATTTTGTTAATAAGAACTTTACAGTTATTGCTGAAGAACTTAATCAAATTATTCCTACTGTAACAGATCAAACTACACAAATTAAGTTATCTGAAGTAGTTACATTATTGAAGCCTTTAGACAAGACTCAAAACGTAAAAGACGAAAATATTATTTCGTTGTTACAATACCATCAATTAATCGAAGAATTAAAAGCTGTTAAATAATG